ACAACGTACCCCTACCATGACGAGCTCACCATTGTGCATGTCCATGACGTCGCTAGCTGCGACAACTTCAGTATTCGAAAGCTCGCACACTTTCCAGTTACAGTTATGGCAATTGAACGTCCAGTACCGTGGCCTGTCCGATCGCTGCAGTGTTATGAGTACCCTATATCGTCTGTCTTGTTCTTCCATCACATCTCCTCGAATGTTTCTTCTACTGTGCTTCCCAATGAAGTCCTGAGCCTACCATCACTTACAATCGACTCAGTAACTGGCGAATCGCTCGCCTCATATTCCGGCTCTATGAACTGTGATACACCGCCCATCACCCTTCCTAATCCAATGCGGCAATAAGCCGTTGCGAAGCTGAAGTCGCTCAGTTGTCCCTCCTTCTTGAGCCATTCGCTCTTTACCCTGCCGTCTTCTTTCTCAACTGTTGTGCGGTAGATGTTAGACCAATCCTTGATATAGTCCTCAAGCGCGTATGGATGCTCTCTGAACAAGAACTTAGCCTCGGCAATCTCTGTAGCCACTAAGTCCAACAGACGCGTCCTGTCGGCGTATACAACGCTACCGTTCCACTTAAGAATGTCGAGGCCATCCATTTGCTTGAAGTAGCACATATACCAGTCTGGATACTTCTTAGCCATCTGCTTTGGCATAGTGGAATATGGGTTAGGGTCGCAGACAACAATGGCGTTGTACATCAGCTTGAGGTGCTCTATCTCTTCCCAGCTCTTGGCCTTACCATGTGCAAACACTCCTTGTGGCGTAGCAGCAACCCATATCTGTTCTGACACGTTCTGATCGACACCAATAGCTACGTTGATGCGTGGAATGGTACTTGGTGCGCAGGCTCGGAGGATTGTCTCGCGGTTCACGATCATATCACTTGGCGTATAGGCCTTACCAAGCACAAAGTTGTGGAAGAAATCGATTGAGCTTTCTTCTTTCTGTTCGATGATTCGCTTTGCACTGACCCAAGGTGCCATCATCTGCGAGAACCAGTAGCCATGCCTGTCTCGCCCGGGGTATTTTGCAACCCATTCACCATTGCGCCGGTCTGAATCGCTTAGCTCTTCGTTGCAGCTACCACAGGCGTAGATAGCTCGCTTCTGATCAACGTAGTGGGTCTTCCTAGCCTCATCACGTTCGAAGTCCATATACATCTGGTGATTACAGTGGTGGCAGGTAACAATCCAATGTCGCTGATCTGAGTCGTTATAGAGTGCATCCACGCCAAACCCAACGGCACTGGGGTTACTAAATCGCCAGCGCCAGCCCCAGTCACTCGCCTGAAGACGTGAGTCATACGTGTTAAGTACGTTCATATCTAGGCAACGATCATACTCATCAATCACTAACAGGTCAGCAGACGTGCTAATAGCCTCTCTCTGCGATGATGAACCCTTATAGTGGATGAATCTATTCCCCACTTGTTTAAGCGTCACAGAGTCCTTTGAGACCATGTTCTTAATTGCTTCATTGCTCGCGATGAGTGGGTCAACCTTAGGGTTTACGAATCCCTTCACGATGTCCTGCGTCGGGAGTACATAGATGGTGTTCAATCCCTCGTACTTAGCCAGCCATGCGGACTTGAGGATAGACAAAACAGAGAAGCCAATCTGTGCTGACTTCTTCGACACGATGTCATGGTGCATATCATCAAAGGGCTCAATTAAGAACCGATGGTTTTTGAACTCTATCGGCTGCTGGTTTTCGTTGATGATGCTGTTCGCTACTATCCACGCTGTAGGAGACAACCCGTTAAGGTTGCTCATCTTTGCTCTTTTGTTTCAAAAACTCAGTCCACTCCGCTACAAGTGCTGGGTCGTTCACCCCACCATCTGGCATAGGATTCTCAGGGTCGTTGCTATGTACCATTTTCTGGCCATAGCCATGATTAGCTAACCAATCAGCCCATTGCTTATCACCTGCAGCTGCCTTACGCATTGCTACAGTCACGATGGCTTTTGCAGGCACACCATCAAATTTCTTATAACCCTCTTTCGGATCAACGAGAAATATCTCAAAGTTCTCGTCTTCCATCATTTCCTGAATGCGAGTAGAAAGATGCTTTATTCCTTTAGGCATACCTGCAGGATTACCAGATTGTCCTGGTTTCCACTGTGTATCTTTGTTCGGAAAAGCTCCCACGTGACTTATACCTGACCTTTTTGAGAAAGTATGTTGTTACTACCATTATACTACAGTGAAAAGTCTGTGTGAAAGGTTATTTGCTAATTCAAAGTAATACGCTTTTTTCTTACTAAGGGCCATGCGATGCAGTTTTAATGCGTCGCATGTGTTAAGTAATATGGATAATTCGTTCTAGCTGGGGTTGTAAGGATACCCCCCTAGAATTTATTATCTTCCGTCAAATTTGCCGACAGTGTGAATGGCATTAAAGTAATGATAGCCTCGTAGCTCTTCGGCACCAATCATGGTTTCGTCCGCCTGTGCATATTCATGAGCCAGATTGAATATCTTACTTGCCGTGTCTGCAGGGTCACAATAGCCAGCGTCTTCAATGGCCTGTTTGATATAACCAATGTAAACAGTTCGCCTATACTTTGTTACTTCCGTGTCACCTGGCAACGCCTTTTTTAGCGCCTCCTCTAATCTCTTGTCTAAGTCACTCATAGTTTATTTATCTTCTCTCTTAATTCAGTAAGTTTGCTCATTCTTTCTCTCCAAATACTACAGCGCGATAAGCACCAACATTACAGGTTAGGCAGCGCCAGATAGTACGCTCAGGATTTACACAATTCATGGCACCGTGCTCTTTACATTCAGCGACCCAGGTTGGATGAGGCAGTACCTTATTGTCAGTTATATCCCGCTCGCGGCGGAAGGGATCAATCTTTTTAGAGCCACGTAGAGCGATTGCGTTCATAGTGAAATCACGTCGGCCTAGGTCTTCCGTGATTGTCTTCACGAACTCAACTGTGGGCTTACGGGAGCCTGTATACACTTCATTCCGGAAGGTAGTAACCTCAACAAAGTCCTTGTCTACTTTGAAGCCAATAGTCCCAAATCTCTTACCAGTGGTAAAGGCCCGTTTGCCAGCATCTTTGACTCGTTTCTCTATTTCTTCTGGTAAAAGTGGGGTGCAGAAATCATAGTCCTTAGGGGTTCTACCAAGAAACATATCGCGAACAGAGCCACCAACTAAATAGACGGGAGCAATGATAGCTTCAACCTCTTGAATCTCTCTCACGTCGTTTCCTCCAATGGCTCTACAAGTGGCTTATGGGTTGATACGATGTGACCCTCTATATAAGTAATCAAGTCATCGCCGGATCGATTTACCATCTGTAGGTCTTCTAAATCTTCCCTATTGAAGCGGAAGTCAATCTTATAATACCTAAACGTTATAGTCCCGGTTCCTGGATCTTCATATCGTGTAAGCTGCTTTGCTTCTGTTCGCCCATGAGACTCTATTTGATAATCCCAGTCGTCATAATACTTTTTTAGCTCCGCATCAGTAAACTCGCGACCTGTAATGGGACACATGCTTATGTGGTCGAACTGAACTTTGGTATCTAGCTCCCAACTTCCCCCACCACCACTTGCACTGAAGCCTTTAATACCTCCAAAGAAGCCACGGGTCACGCTTGAATGAACCGATGATACGTGCCCCTGGCCTTTGGTTATTGGGTTATCTACTATCCGCATCGTAGGAATCTCGTCGGTTACTGCATAGGGACTTGTACTTTCAGCTTCGGCGCGGTGTTGAATATAAAATTTGCGAGCAAAGTATGCTGCGAACATCCGTTCAACATAGGACTCACGCATTACAGATGTTAAACTAGCCATTACCTGTCTCCTCTGGTTCTGTACGAACTGGCTCGGACTTAATTTCTGCCACTGTAGACGGATGTAAGTCTGTGCCGAGGTACTTAGGGTCGATCTCGGCGAACCCACCAGGTACCTTTGCCCTAAAACCAGTTGCTTTACCTTTTTCGTCTTGTGTATTCATCCCGATAACCCTGAGCTCAAAAACAATACCGTGACGCTCAATTAAAACGACGCCGCCATTCTCTGCCTTGTTAAACGCTTCTCTTGTATTAGCCCTAAACTCAGATAACGTGTACTTCATGTACTTAGTGTACCATTTGTACATTTTGTACGCAATGCATTGACATTCTCAAATGCTTATGCTAATATACTTATATAGTCAGTTAGCAGTAAAGCATACACAGCTGCTGGCTCATGGAAGACAACATAACTCAGCAGTAGTTCCCTGGTCTTCACTGCAACTAAAATAACCTCTGACGTGCGAGCCGGAGGTTATTTTAGTTGGTCGTTTCGCGGTAGTATGCTTAACAACGTAATTATACCATAGGACGGGGCCGGGCTCTAACCGACACTTTCCCTCGAAGAAGGCTAGTCTAAACAATTAGCATACCCGTCCATAATGCCCCCAGGCATACACCACTAGAAGTGGTACTGAGGGCTTACTTAGTATATCTCATTAGAATCATAGGGACGAAATCCATGGCTGCACAAATAACGAGTCCAATCGCCCAATTGTTCCACTTTCTAAGCTTGGGGCAGCCTGAAATTAACCAGACAATAAGCCAGATTAGTAGCATCTTACTTAGGCCGCTTAAACTTCTTATAGTCTTCTGGTGTTTCACCCTTTAGGTGTCTATATCTCACTTCGAATACCGTTAGAACAATGGCTATGATTCCGGCCACTAGGATTGCACCATATACTAGATAGATCATGTGTTTATTCTACTCCTCTTTAAGGTCTGTTGTTCTGTCACGGTTGGCCGCTGGCCCTGGAGGGCTTAGGCGGCTAGCTCGAAGTAGCAAGCAACTGCGCCAGCTATCGGTAGCACTGAGAGGAAAAATAGCGTAAAGGCTGCACCCACCTGACCGTCACCAACATTACCTCCGAAGAGACCGATATACAGCAAAACGAAGCTCGGGATGATACATGCCAGGGTCGCGAGACCCGCGATAATCAATCCAGTTATCAAAAGTACTTTCTTCATCACCTTACCTTTCCTGTTTAGGTTACTGGAGCTGGGATAGCATCTCGTCGAAGTAACTGTCAGGAACGGCATAGAATGGTTGCTGTAGGCCGCCGTCCGCAAATATGCACTCCTCGCGCTTGCTTCTTAGCTGCGTTACCACCCTCGTTACTGCCGCTGCTTCTCGTTTGTGTAGCTCTCGCGAAGAATTTAGAAAGTACAGCTCTATTCGTGCGATGTACTCCATATGCCGAGGCGAAAGGGTCTTGAACTCGCTGCTAGTAGCAAAATCTTTAATCATGGCCAAGCACTGCGCCGTACTTGGTGTCTCAAGCATCGGCCTCACCCGCTCCGACACCAAGACCACTGAGTCTTCATCACCTTGTGAGCGGGAGGGTGGAGGGGTCATGACGTGCGCTCCAAATCTTTGCGCAAGCGTTCCACGACATCTTGTGGCGAATGGCCGTCCCACTCGGGAGCCTTTTCGACTTCATCAATCTGGAATAAAGGCCAGTCATTCATTTGATAGTGGTTCGTGACCTGACCACTTGGGAGGTCAACAGATACAACAAACCAACCACCACCGAAGCACAACTCGCCATCGCTATGACGTTTACTCTTTACAGGATGGGGCCCACTAAAGTATTCATCATACATGTAAGCCATTAAGTTGAACCATTCAGCGTTGTAGAGCATCCGAAACTCGTACAGCTCATCAAAAGTGTGGTAGCCATCGCTAATACCACCCGTGTCTGGGTATTCTGTCTGGCCATCCTCGTTAGTAACCCAAACACTCATTCCGTCTTCTCCTTCTGCCCTGTGGTGAGGTGGGCCTGAACCTCTTTCACGATGTCTGCGTAACGAGCGCGGTTCCATACCTGCTGTTCATCATCCCAGTGCATCACATACCAGTTAACGTCAACTTCGCCGTTGCCATTTAGCAGGGCGACTAGGGGCTGCATATTTTGCAATGTCTTGCTTACAAGACGTAGATTGGGGTTCTTATCGGCGGTCTGGGCTAGGGCATCCTCTGCGCCGTTGTTATAGCCACGCTCATAGGACGCAGCTACCTGAGCGGCGGTGTGAGCTTCTACGTCATCCAAGAAGTCGGAGCACTGCTTGCAAGGGGCATCAGCCGTGCAGCTGTATTTACCGCTGGAGCAGCACTCGCAGCATGGCATGTTTGTCCATAGTTGTTTCCGTAGCTCTGCTGAGTCTTTAGTGCTCCCAAGCTGATGATTGTCAGCGTATTCTTTAATATGTTCGCGTATTGGGCTACTCATTACTTCCCTCTGTTCCCGACTGAGCCATTCCAGTGCCGTGACAGCTCTCGCAGAGCTTTACATTACTAATAAGCCACCAAGCTAGCTCAGGATTTATATTTTTAGTATCACCTTTTTCAATATGATTGATCGCTTTACTGGTTAGTTTGAATCGTTGGCCAAACTCTTCTTGAGTTTCGTCTAGAAGCAGCCTGACACGTCTGACAAATTGTGGAAGATCATTGGGCTGACTGTGGATCATCGCTCCTCCCGTAACTCTCTTTTAGCCTGCTCAATTACTGCTCGATCATGGGCATGGTTTACTGCGATTGATAGATAAAGAGTGCCAACCAAAAAGGCAATCAATATAACTGTTATAAGTAGACCCTTCACAGTTACTTTCATCACATTTCCTCCTTAGTATTCTTACAGTCATCAGATTCAAGCACCTTCACTGTCTCACTCGACAGGCCCTTTATCTGATTTGAAATGTCATCGACTACTGCTTGGAACTGCTGATCTGTCATATGCGCCGGTTTCCTAAAGTAGACGAGGGGCATTATTACGTTTGGTTCAGTAATGACTATTAGAGTAGGCGACTTAAAAGCATGTTCTAGGCCGTTCTTACAAATACTAAAACTAGTGATCTTGTTCATGACTTGTCCTTATGGTGTCCATCATGTTTGGGGCATACAATATCTGTGCGATAACCTGATGTTTTGTCGCCTAGCCCACAAATACATTCTGGCTCTTGACTCTTACGGTGTTGGAGCTGGGCCAAACGACTGTCCCTGTGTTTTGCCAGCGCGATGTAGCACTGATCTATAGCGCCATCAAGAGGAAGTTTGTTCAATTCATCAATTCGCGCCTTACGTTCTGCCTCCTCCAAATCTACCTGGTGGTGGGCGGCCAGGGCCTCTGCGTAGTCAGGGTTAGGACATTCAACATTTGAGCAAGTGATGTAGCCACCGCTGCCGACGAACAGCATTTCACTCAGGCCACAGGCGGGACACTTGACGTCCTTAATCCATGGGAGTGGTTGCCCCGTAGGATAGAGGGCGAGAAGCTGCTGCTTGGCCTCTGTTAAGCCCTGAATTTCTAAGATCGTACCGCCACACTCAAGTACTGAATGGGCGGCACTGATACCAGATAGTATATTGCCTATCTCCTTCTCTAGCTCTTTGGGAGGGAGGGGTGGGGTAGTCTGGTGTCTAGGCTCGAAGTTAGTAAGGATGAAGTCGGCAATGCAGTCCAGGTATAAAGAGCCATGCGGCAGATTAGATACTCTTTCTAATTGTTCTATCAGCCCCTCTCGCTCGTTTGCTAGTGGTTCTTGTCCGCCTTCCATTAGAACTCCTTCACTTTCTTTCTTAACTCTTCTCTCAACTCATTACGGGTAATGACACTGGGTAGCTCGTGGTACTCTATTCTTTCATCAGGGCCGATGAGATCGAGAAGCATCTGCTTGATGTCCCTTTCAGCCTCGATTGGCGATACCTGGTAGGCCTGGCCCCGCTCACCCGCAACGTCGATCAGGATGTCTCCTAGCCTTTCCATATCATTCGCTCACATTCCCCGGCACGTTGTGTCGGTCTTCCTGAACTGTCTGGTTAATGCCCCAGGCTACATACCCCACAAGCGCTAGGAGGCTCATTATGGCGATTATGAGTAACAAAGCTACAACTCTAGCTGGTTTCATTTCTGTGCCCTTCGTAGCTGCTGGTAGTGGGTTTCACAGAGTCCTTCTGCACGGGCGAACTTTGGACAGTCTTCTACCGCACAAGGCACTTTGGCCTTAGTGCGGCGAGAGATGCGACCACCTTTTGCACCGGCGATTCGGGCTAGTTCGTGATTAGCGGCAAAACCGCGTGGCTTACGACCGTTTCTATTCCATGCTTCTTGTGCCCTTAACGCAATGTCTGCATAGAACGATTCGCCGTATCGCTCCTTGTTGGTGATTGCGGCATGTCTGCCACCGATATGTGTCCCTGACAACTTATTTACCGTTCCGTTTCTCGTCTCTACGCTTCTTACGTAGCTCTCGTAGTTTTCTTAGTATTCTTAGCTCCTGGAACTGGAAGCCTATAGTGATCTCGAAGTCCAGGTTGTGTTTAGTTAGTTCCGATTCAGTGTTCATGGCCTTCCTGTTTAGGTTGCTGGAGCTTGGCTAGCCGCGCCTTTAGATAATCACTAACTCGGTACGCCCAATCTTTCCATGTTTCACCTTTGATTAGTGGAGCAGTCGAATCGGTCAGTTTTCCAAGCTCATCCACCCGTGCCGCTGCTTCTCGTTTGTGTAGCTCGGCGAGGATGGCTCGTTTGGCTTGGGATCGTTGCTTGCCGTGTTGCATCACACCATCAAGACGATCAAGCGGAGTAAGTATCTGGTCAAGCCATTCATCATCCTGTGGGTGGAGGGTAGAGGGTGGAGGAGTCATGATTGTTTCTCCTTGCTATTCAGCACGTCGATCACCTCGTTAAGCTTTTTAGCAACCAGCACGATCGCTTGGCCAAGCACAACGTACTTTCGAGGTACATTGTCGAGTCGGAAATCCAGTTTCTTGATCTTCTGTTGTTCATCCATTGTGGTTAATCCTCGATCTTCTCGACCTTCGGGGCCGTGTTCTTGTAGGGATTATGAGCCTCGCAGTATTGGGTCAACGTACCGGCTACTGGAGTACCGCTCGCGATGGTCTTGATTACGCAACCACAGGGATAAGTGGTTTTAGTTTCGCTCATCCCTGCTCCTTCTGCCCTGGGGTGAGGTGGGCTCCGATACCCTTTCGAGCCGCATTCAATACTTTTGATATGTCGCTAGGCCCCACTAGCTTAAAGATTTCTTCGATCACGTCAACCATTTGCGTTTGGGAAGCAGCTACCTGAGCGGCGGTGTGAAGCTGGACAAATTCGTCCAGCTTTTGAGCTTCGGCATGCAGAAAATCCTCATAATGCAATTCCTGACTTTCCAGCTCTAGCCCTTTAGCGTCTTGGGCGGCAACATTATAGCGATCAAATAACTCGCTTAGGTAGTCCCGTAGCTCTGCTGAGGGGTTATTTGGCATGACCACACCTCCAGTTTTGCGGATGGGAGTGATCAGCATCTATTTTCTCCCATTCGTCAGATTGAATTATTCGCTCACTAAAACATTCTTCACATACCTGTTTGCCGACAGAATATTCACGCGGTGCCGATATCCTATTTTTCCACTTGTGTTCACTAATCGCATTTGCGCAGTCAGCCCTTTTGGTGGAGTACTGCACAGTTACAACACGTTCCATCAAATATGTGTTAGAGCAGTTACCACATTCGACCTGCACCCATTCATCGTTAGTGTCCTGGCTTATTTCCCAAGAATCAGTCTCAGCCTCATCGCAATATGGACATACTGCTTCGTCATTTAATAAATGTTTGACATTTAGGTCACTCATTACTTCCCTCCGTTCTCGACTGACTTAAGAAATCTCCAGCCGTAGTACAGAATTATCGCTATGACAACTCCGCTGACATTACCGCCCCACCATATGATCTGATCACGTACTTCGTCGCGCATCACATCTCCTCCTTATACTTTCTTAAAACGTACTCATCTCCATCCATTGACCCCTTGTCGTCATTACAGGGGCC